GCCCTGCGGGACGAAGGTACCGAACTACGGTTACTACACCGAAGTGAACGGCGTGAAGTGGCTGTATATCCAGGTGACGTATCAGGGCGTCAAGTATACCGGATTCAGTAGCGGTCAATACCTGCGGAAGCAGTAAAATTTAGGAGGAAACGATCATGGAAAGACTGAACACCATCCAGAAGCGGGACAATCTGAACACCGTCTACAGGGACGGGGAGGCTGGCCCTGGCGGAGCACATCACGATTATGTGGTATCGTTCGGCGGCGGCCTGCCGGAGAGCGACGGGGATGGCGTGCGCATCCAGTTTCAGCGCGGGCCGCGCAAGGACCCGGAGGCGCGGAAGGGCGTGTGCGGCGCGGACCTGCTGGAGATCGTGCGCGATCAGCTGCGGGAGTTCCAGACCGGGCCGTATTCCTGCCGGGAAAACGCCTGCGCTCTGACGCACATTGAGGAAGCCCTTATGTGGCTGAACCGCCGGGCGGAGGACCGGGCGGAGCGGAACGTCCTGGGGACGAACGAGAAGTAAGGAGGAACATCATGGAAGCTCTGATTCAAAATACCCCTGTGGCGGTGGCGCTGGTGCTGCCGGTAGTGCTGGTCCTGATGGTGGTGACAAACATCATCGTGGAGGTGCTGAAAAAGCTGACCTGGGGGAAACTGCCGACAAACATCCTGGCCTTTGCCGTGGCTATGGTGGTGACGCTGCTGGCGTTCTTCGCCGCCTGCCAGATCATGGGCGTGGCCGTGACATGGTACATGATTGTCGCGGCGATCGTCCTGGGCGTGTTCGTGGCCTATGCCGCTATGTTTGGATTTGATAAGCTGCGGCAAACGCTGGAACAGCTTAACAGCATCAAAAAGAACAACTGACCTATTCGGTCAAAAGGCAATCCCCCGGCGCGGAGTAAACCGCGCCGGGGGGTTTTTTGCGCTCAAAAATTGGCCAGGAGGACTGGAATGGTATACTCTCCATACTTTGTGCGTGTGATACTAACAATACATAGCCGGATGGTTATATATTGTTAGTATAAAAATGCCTATAAAAAAACGATGCCCGTAATTCGCCGTTCCATGTCCACATGAATCTCCTTTATCACAGAGCGCCAAAGGGTACGCTTTTCCTCCGGCTCGAAGCTGTCATAGATACTGCGGAAACCTTTTGCAAGAATGGCCTCCACCGCCTCGAAGTTTGGGCGCTCCTCCTCGGCGGAAAGTGTGGGCCGCTCGGCAAGCTGGGAGGTATACAGTTCATAGTCTCGGCGGTACTCCTCCAGGTCGATCATTTCATTCACATACAGTTCTTTCAGCCGGGACAGTTTTCGGCGGATGGCGGCCCGGTCGATGGACGCGGCGGCCTGCTTGCGTTTGGCCTCTTTGATGTCCCATTCAAGACGCTGCTTTTCCAGCTCGTCGCCAAGGAAAGAGAACAGCCACGCTTCCACCGCCTCCTCCGTGATCTGCTTTTTATGGGGGCAGGTCTTTCTCTCGGTATATGTCCGGCACCTGTAGTAGCAGTAGTGGCCGTTCTTGATACCGGCCAGCCGGTGGCCACACTCGGCGCAGATCAGCAAAGAGGTAAAGAGGAATACCCGCCCGGTGGGGTTTGCTTTTGCGTTATTGGACAGGAGCTTTTGCACATCGTCGTATAAATCACGGGGGACGATGGGTGGGCAGAAGTTGGGGTTTACGCGCCCGTTGCTTTCATAGTGGCCGATATAGAGGGTCTGGCAGAGGTTACGGCGGCAGCGTACATTGTCCCAGTTCAGGCCGTAGGTTTGCCGGATATACGCGGCGGTGGCGCGGACAGATACAGTGGAGCGGTAATGCTCGAAAGCGTCCAGGATGATTGCCGCGTCCTGCGGCACTACCTCCAGGCGCTTTTCCTCGTTGATTCGGTAGCCGAACGGAATTTTGCCGGAAACGACAGTGCCATGCTTTACCTTGCTATCCAAGACGACACCGATTCTCTCCCCGCACAGGTCCGCTTCGTTCTGCGCAATGGAGAGGCGGAGGTTGATATACAGCCGCCCGCCTGCCGTGGTGGTGTCGTACTGCTCTTGGGTGGTCAGCCAGCCGCATTTGTGGGCGTCCAAAATCTCCATGACCTTGTAATAATCGGCCACAGAACGAAACCAGCGATCCAGACGGGTAAAGAGGATCAGGTCTACCTTGTCCTGCTTCACGTCCTCCAGCATCCGCAGGAAGTTGGTGCGCTTGCCCAACCGCTTGCGGGCCGTCTTTGCCGCGTCGATATAAACGCCAACGATCACCCAGCCGCGTTCCCTGGCGTACTCCTCCAGGTCCTCTTGCTGGGCCTCCAGAGACAGGCCCTTAATTGCCTGTTCCTGGCCGCTGACACGGATATACAGATCAACGCGCAGCGGGGCCGCTGTCTCGTTTTTTGCCATAAATAAAACACCCGCCCTTCAAAAAGGTTGCAATCAACCAGAGGCAGGTGTATAATCACTTTGTCACGAGTGAAGTATACGGGCCTGTCCCGGAAACTCATTCCTCCCGCCCCTGGTGTTACCAGCACCAGGGGCGGACTTTTTTATTTCATGGATTCAAAGGTTCCCTTCATGATCTGCGTTTGCAGTTCAAAAAGGGCCTGCACCTGCTTATCCAACGCCGCTTGAAATTCAGGGAGCAGGTTGCGGTATTTTTCGATATGCTGGATTTCCTCTGCGGAAAGTTCGTACTGCATAGGGTCTCCTCCAATCAGAACAGATCGCCAAAAATATCATCCAGCCGGATAATCAAATCGTCGTACAGGTGGCACTTAAATTCCGTCACAATCGCGGCCCTTTCCTCGTCCGTCATTTGCTTTAGAACCCAGTCGGGACGCACGGTGTAAACGTCGTGCAAAATATATTTGCCGCTCTCCAGAAGGTATATTTCGATGGATTTGTCGGTGGGGCTGACAAGCCAATACTCTGGGACGCCGCACGCCTCGTATACTTCCTTTTTGCGCGTCCGGTCATCCTTTGCCGTGCTGGGGGAAAGGACCTCCACCACCAGATCAGGAGCGCCATGCACACCGTCGGACTTGATCTTGCTGCGGTCACAGACTACCATCATATCGGGAACAAACTTGTTTTCGTCTGTCAAGTGGACCAAGAGGCCGTCGCTGAACGGGATACAGTTCTTTCCTTTCAGATAGTTCTTGAAGATGTTGTAAATACTGCCCGCAGTATAAACGTGTTCGGCGGAGGCGGGGGCCATCATGACCACCTTGCCGCCGATCAGCTCCTCCCGGCGCTCCTCCTGATATGCCAAGTTATCGCTCATAGAACATACTCCTTTCTCGCGCCCGGTGAGGCTTACGCCTCGCCGGGCTTATTTTTTGACCGCCGAAAACCGGGATGCCGCCGGTAGTATTCCAGGCAAATGCCGCCGGATTCTATGCACTCCCGGAGGCTGTTTTTTTATATTGTTGCTCTGCGTAGAGCGCTTCCAGCTCCTCGGTTGTCATTCCATCCAGGCCGTCAGGCGGCTTGTCCGGCACCTGCCCGGCGGCGGACGGTGGAGCGGGGGCCAGCTCTGCGGCGACCTCGGCTTCCCCGTTCAGCAGGCTTTTGAGTTTTGCCAGCATTTGTGAGCGTACATCCTGCGGGAGATCGAAATAAGCCTTTGCAATCGCAAGCTCCAGCTCCGACGCGCCGCGCTCTTTTGCGTACTGGTCCAGGCTGAATGTGTCCGGCTCAATAAACATGCGTTCCGTTCCGTTCAAAAGCCAGTCCTCGCTAACGGAGAACTCCTTGCACATCAGCTTGATAAGGGAAAGTTTCTGGTCAGGCCGGGCCAGGGCGTTCAACTCAATATTGTTTATGACAGAGCGACTTACCCCAAGTCTTTCCCCAAAAGCGGTCTGCGATAAATGCAGGTGATTTTTCCGCAGTTCCCGTATTCTATCGTGCATTTCCAATGGATACCCCTCCCTTCATGATGAATGGTGGCTACAGTATATAACATCAAAATGTTTTAGTCAAGGCAAAATTAAAAAATATTTTTTGGAATCGCCTTGACAAATGCAAATCCATAAACTATAACGCACTAAACAAGGCAAATCAAGGAGCGAAAATGCCTTGACTAAATCTGATATAGGAGAAGGGAGGAAACGGGATGACAAAAACCGCCTTGCTGGATGAAATGCAAAAGAAATCGCGCATCAGGGAAGCCCACAGAGAAAGAGCCTCCCAAATACTCGAGGCGATAGAGGGCTAGAGAATTTGGGAGGCAAGGGAGCTGCTGGAAAACTGCATCGGGGCGCTCCAGCGTCTGGATGTATGCTACAGGGAATCGCGAGACGATACAACGTCCTGAATAACTTGCTTTACCTCAAAATATTTTTCCGCAAATTCAGTCGGGGAAAGACCGGAGATGTCGGATTTTTCGAGGTACAGAAACGCAAGCTGTTCGGAAAGGGCGTCTTTCTCGCCAGATGTAGCAATGCCGTATAAAGGCATATCGGGGTCCTCCTTTCTATAAATTCCGGGCGGCGGTGACGCGCCGCCTGGGACCAGTATAGCAGAAGGAGGTGAAAAAAGGAAGAAGGAGGAATTTCGATGAAGAATCAGACGGAGACCATCATGCCGCGTGAGGCAATGCCAGAAACCGAGGAGCTTTTCAACATTACGGAGAAGATTCCACCGGAAAAGATGTACGGCTTTACCCAGTTTATGCGTGGCGTCAGCTACGGCCTGGACTTGGCCGCTGGTAAGCAGATGGCGGCGGCGCGGCCCGGCGCGTGAGCCGGGCCGCTCGGGAGAGTTGGGCGGGCAAAGCAACAACGAAAGGGGGTGAGAAACGATGGATAGCAAGGTCAAGTGCAGGAGCAGGGAATTTTCGGCGAGTGAAATTTCCGCTGAAATCAAAGTCAGCATTTCCCATGGACACGATGAAGACCTCCTGTTCAATGCGATAAAAGAATGCGTACAAAAATGGAACCGCCGGGTAGAAAAGCACGACGGTTCCAGAGCCAGGTACTGCATTGAACTGACGAGGTGCGATAGTCAGTCTAAGTAGGAAAAGCCGGGGATTTCGACGCGATCGACTTCCTCAAAGTCGATTCCGAAAGAAGCTGGTGGAGAAAACGCCGCTGGAGGTCCGGGCGGCACTGGAACATGAAATGCAAAAGAGCCGGGATAGGATTGAAATGCGGACTGCATATACCACAACAGATGTGGGCTGGCTTTTGGGGAAAGAAAAGTGGAAGAATCTATGCTGTATCGGCGCAATCAAGACAGAATTTGAGAGAAAAGGGACTAAAACCGAAGA